TGTAATCTTGAGGAATGTCTCTTAACTTTTGTCTCCATTGTTTCATTTCATCTGACATTGTTCTATCAGAGTTTGCAAGATGGTCTGTTTGTTGTAATCTGCTTGTTCTAAATACTCTTAAATCATTAAGTTTTTCTTCTATTCGCCATTCTGGTTTTTGTGCTGTCATAATTAAATACTTCCTTTCAATCCATACAAATAATAATTTCCACCTTCAAAAGTAGATGTACTTGCAACGAGTCTAAATCCAGTTACAGCAGAACTTCCTTGTGAATGCATACCTGCAAATTGTTCTATTGTTAAAGGAGAATTAGTTTCATTACTAAAATAAGATACTTGACCATGAATAGTTTTTCTCGCACTTACTTCACTAGGTTTATTAAAAATAATATACCCACTTCTGGATGCCCAGTTAGATTGATTTGCATTTGTTGATTGAATATTAATTCTATCTGCACTTGACCCTTCAGATGTTCTTGTTGAGCCAGAAGCATCTCTACCAAAATTAACTCTTTGATAATCACTACCTGTTAAATATGTATTGCCACCAGTTTCAAGTTGAACAGTTATTTTATTTTCTCCATTTGCATAAACATTTGTAAAATAAAGAATGTACTGTTGATAATCTGCTGTGCTACCAGAACTATGAGAAGCATTATTAAAAACATTACTAAAATTAATTGTATCGCCTGAGTCTGGGAAACTACCAGTTTGAATTAATTTACCAACACCACCTCCAGCATCTGCCCAAGTTAAACCTCCAGCATTAGAAGATTTAGAAAGAAACTGTCCATTACTTCCAGCATTAGAAATATATAAATTATCTTCATCTACTGATTGAGAACTTAAATGTGCAAGGTCAATACTTCCATCAACATAATGTTCGCTATCAATAGAATTATCAGCTATCTTAGTTCCATTGACACTATCTGCACCAAGTTTAGCTGTCGTAACTGACCCGTCACTCGGCTCAGAAAGTAGTCCTACTCCAAAATGTTTAATACCATTACATACTGAACTACTACTAGGAGTAAAATCAAAAGTAACTGTAGAGCCACTAACAGTATAGTTGCCAGATTGTATAACACCATCAATTTGAATTTGTAATGCGTCTGCACTTACTGGTACAAAAGCTACTGAGTTTTGTGTTAGGTTAAATGTTGCTGTGCTACCACTAAAAGATAAATTATCTAAAGTTGATATGTTATCTATTTGGTCAATTCCTCTTCCTATGTAACTCATTCTATGTGTCTCCTAATCTAATAAATGTAGCATAAGTTTTTCTTACTGATGTACTTCCTTGAATATAAACATCGCTACTTGCATTACTTACTTGAAATCTTACTTTTACATTTGATGTATTAGTAACATCAATTATTTGTCCAACAGAAGTTGATTGTCCATGACCACTACTAATATTTGTTTGGCTTAATTGACCTATTGCTCCACTATCCCAGTTTGAGCCACCATCAGATGTAACTTGAATAACTACATCAAACATATCAGCAGTTAAATTATTTGCTTCTGTTCCAGCATTAAAAATAACATGATAAATTCCTGTGCTTGGAAAAGTAAATACACCGCTACTTTGAGACATAGCTGTTCCAATATTAGTAAATGATGCTTCATCATTTTGTTCCCAGTTACTTGCTATTGGCTCTGCACTACCAGTAAAAGAAGTAGTTAAACTCCATTGGTCAGCAACAGTAATTCCAACTCCAGTTAAATTAGAGCCATCAGTAAATGGCGTGTAAGCTGTAATTGGTAATTTTGTAAAAGCCATTATTCACTCTCCTTTGGGTATTTTGTTTTAATTTCTTGGACATTTGTTTTCCATGCTTCCAAACCTTTTTCTGTTATAAATTCTATTTGCGAAGCTATGCTTCCATATTCTTTTTGTCTGTTAGATACAGCGATATTATTATTTTTTAAAGTATCAGCTTTGCTTTCTAATGCGTTGAGTTGTGAGTCTGTTGGTTTTGCAAGTCCACTTACATTCCAAGTTTTTATAAAATCTCCATTACCATCAGAATTATTTTGTAAAATTATATTGTTAAGTAATTCATCTTTAGTCTTAGAGTTTTCTTCTAAATATATTCTAATTTTATTGTATAAACTTGCCATATTATATCCCTGTTATTCTGAAACCACCAAAGACTGAACTAGAGTCATTAAATCTGCATTGTTCATCATTTAATGATCTTGCTTTTGCAAAGAGTTCAACATAATCATCAGCATCTAAATCTACTACAAAACAAATGTTTAAAGATCCTGAGTCTGCACCACCTTGTCTAAGATCTATAAATTGTTCAGCACCAACACCAGAACCATTTTTATAAATTCTAAGATGACTACCTTCCCATTTATAAGAAGTTAAATTTTGGTCAGCTTGGCATTGTCCATAAATAAAATATTTTCCCGCTACTGCTGGAGTCCAACGATAATTTGTACTATGGTCATATGTTCCATCAGTATCAAAATCTTCTGTATCAATAGGAACTTTAGTCCAAGTATTATGCGTAACTGTTATGTCTGAACCCATAGTACCTTGAAAAGCTGGTGTTGATTGAATATGTTTTATGTCTAATCTTTTTAAAGTACCAGCATCACTTAAAACGATTTCATCTGTTGAAGCTGGCTGTGTCGTTAAAGCTGTAGCACCTGTAATACTTGAAACATCGAAACCATTAACAGTAGCAAAAGTATTATCTCCTCGTAAAAATGTAGAAGAAGATTTTGTACCAGTTGCAGAAAGTTTATCTAAACCAATACTTCCAGCTAAAGCATCAGCAGTAACTGTACCTGTGTCTGGTGTTTGTGTTGCTACTGCTTTTCCTAGATAAGCAATTTCTACAATATCACTAGCGACTAAAGTTGCACCTAGCGTAATTCGTGATGAAGTAGTTAAAGTTAAATTTGTGCTATCTTGTTTGACAAAGTTTACCCAGACTATTACATCTGCTAGGGAAGAAATAGAATGATCTAAGTCAACATAGTTATTTGTGCTTGACGTTACTCGCTGTTTTGCCGTTGTTATAAATCCTGATTGTGGTGGTACACCAATGTATGAGTCTGTCATTAGCTAATATCCGTTAGTAATTCTAGTGACACATCTAATAAACCAGAACTTGAACTTGATTGTGCCTGAATTTTATCAGACGTATTTAATACGATTTTTGGTATAGTTAATGCTGAACCAACGGGTAATGGAACATCTTTAAATTTAGTAAAAGTAGCCGTGCCACTTGCATCATATTTTTTAAGAGTTACATTTATTGACACTGTGCCTGTGTTAGCCAATGTGCCTGTTACAACCATCGATTTATTAGAAGCCGTGTAAATATCCGTTAGGGAAGCGTTACTAATGGTTAATGATTTTTCATCAAAATTGTTTGCCATTTACTCTCCTTACGATAATGCAATTGCTATTGCTGTTGAAAATCCAGTAGTCGCCTTTGCGTCTAACTGGGTCTGAATGGCACTTGTTACTCCATTCAGATAATTAAATTCTGTATTCGATATATTAGATGTTCCACCAATCTTAGTAGCATCAATATTATCGACTGCTAAAGTAATGGTCCCTGAACTTGTTACAGGCGAAGAACCTATTGTAAATTCTGAACCTGAAATTCCTACACTTGTTACGGTTCCTGTATTACTAGGAGTAACCTGTGAGAATGATATTGAGTCTGACGATAAAGTTGCGTCTGAGTCAGTTGTACATAAAAATATTTTATTGTCGTTTGTTGAGCCTTCTTGTATGACTACCATCTGGCCCGATAATTCTGCTATGCTATCAAAATCTGTTGATCTTGATGCCGTTCCCGAAGCGACTACGGTATAAATACCATTTTGGCTTGCATTACTTTGGCTTTTTACTAAAACCTTATTTCCAGTTTGTACCGCAACCCCGTCAATTGTATCACCGTTTTGTAAATCTGCTGTTAAGTCAACATTACCTGTTGTTGCTACTCGACATATAATTCTTGTTTTTAATCCTGCTACTAAATTATCCGTGTACGTTTTTGTAGCTGGCTCGCTTCCTGAACTGGGCGAACCTAAACCTGAAATTTGTCCTCCCGTAATACTAACGTTATTACTATTTTGTGTGCTAATTGTCCCTAAACCAAGATTTGTTCTTGCTGTGGAAGCTGAAGCTAGATCAGATAAGTTATTTGCTTTAACTGCTTTTGCGTCTAAAGCCGTTTGGACGTTTGCTGAAACTGAGTTAATATAACTTAATTCACTATTAGTTACATCCCCGTTACCTATTTTAGTAGCATCAATTCCACTTGCTAATTGTGAGTCACTTACGCCTGCTGTTTTAACAGATACAGCACCACTTGAAACATCAAAATCATTTGTACTAAATGATGCTATTCCTTTATTTGATACTGTTGCATCTTCACCAGCAAAAGTAACGGTCCCTGAACTTTCAGTGACATCCATCCCTTCGCCAGCCGTATATGTTATTGTTCCACCTAGTGAAACTGCTGTCGTGTTTGAACCATCGGAAACGGTTATAGAAGAATTTGCTAATTCGGCATTAGCTACTCCTCCATCTTTAATTGTTACTGCACCTGAAGATACAGAAAAATTATCAGAATGAAAAGAAGCAACACCCTTATTTGATGTGCTTGCATCTTCCCCCGCTATTGTTATTGCATTACCAGTAGCAGAGGTATCAATACCTTCTCCTCCTGATACAGATAATGTTTCCGAGTCTAAATCAATAGCTATGGTTCCTGAGTCTGTTGTTATGTCAACATCTTGGGCGGTTAATTGTGCATCAACATAAGCCTTAATACTTTCAGAACTTGCAAGTTTGGAAGATGAAGCTGAAGAAAATCCATCATCATCTTGTACTGCTGTTCCGCTTACACCTGTATTAATAACAGGTGATGTTAAAGTTTTATTTGTTAAAGTTGATGAACCACTTTCGACAAATGCTTTTACCGATTGCTGTGAAGGAGGTAAGATTGCACTGTCCTCGGTCATTGCGTCAGTATCGATGACTGGTGTTGCTGGGCCGACATAAGTTGACCCTAAGAAAATTTCTGGGTTCGTATCAGATGAATGAATTGAGCCACTGTCAAAAGTAAATGTAATTGTTGTGTTTGGTGAAGAATAAGAACTGGAAGCTATTTTACCAAATATACCTGTTGTAGATGTATTGGTCCCTGTTACCTTAACCCTTCTTCCTGCATGATGGGTTCCTGTTACATCAGCACCTATAGTTACAGTTGTAGCACCTGTTCTGGTGTAAGTGTTGGAAACATTTCCATCACCCAGTACCATCCATTCTTTATCAACAAATCCTAATTTTATATCTTTAGCTAAACTACGAAAAACATTATTAACTAGGCTGGGACTCATCCCTTCCGCAACATTAATTCCGTCTATTGTTGAATTGCTACTGGCCGTAGTGTTATAATCTTTAATCGCCATTTTTTAATAACTCCCTTTATTTATTTGTCCCATTTCAATATCGCCTTCTGGTTCATCTTGTAATGTACCACCAGCCATTAAATGAGTGAAGGCCATGACAATAGCTTTACCCCCTGAAGGTAATTCTCTTAATTTTGCCATTTCTTTTTGACCGTTAGGTGATGTTAACATGTGTGCTAATTTTATAGCTAATTTATCTTTTGATATATCTGTCCACCAATCAGAAAATCTTTTTGGTGAATTCCATATTCCTATAGTTTCTACCATCTTAGCTAGCATTGGTTTGGCATCAGCCGTTAATTCTTTTTGTGCTTCTTGCATCCAAGCTGTATGACTATTAAGTTTCATTGCTTTTGATGTTCTGTTTAACAATGTCATTAATTCTGCAAATTGAGGTCCAAAATTATCAACACCTTTTAATGCTTCCAACATAATGGCACGCTGTTTACCAGTACCAAAAACTTTTTTATAAAAGTGTCCAGCAAGATTATAAACTTCTCCAACATTTTCTTCTTTTAAAACAGTTTCAAAAACATTTTCTAAATGTCCTCGAACAATTTGGTTCCACTCATTCATCTTGCCATGTTTTTCAAACATTTCTCTTGCTAGCTTAACATCACCAACACTGCTTTTATTTGATGTAAATAAAAATTTACCAGCGTCAAAATAAACATTTTCATTTTGTTTAGCGATTTGATTAATAAAACCTTTTTTAACCTGATCTAATGCTGGCATGCTTGTTTCATATATTTTTCTTGCCGTTGCATAATCAGGACTAGCTTCATCCATGTTATTAAGTAAGCTGTCTTTTATTTTAGTAAAAACAACTTTGTTTCCTTTAGCAATAGAATTATCAGTTAAACCAGCACTATTAATAATTTGGTCTATTTCTCTTTTAACCATATCTAAAGACTGTAATTTATTTTCAAATGTTGTTACTTGTCTATTTGGTAACATAGCATTACTTCTTGTAGGTCCTTGCACTGCAACATTTGATTTGTTAACTAGCATATCTTTAACGGCTAATAATTTTTTTAAAGATGACCCTTTAGCTATTTTAATAGCTTCATTTAACATTTTTAATGTTGGTGCAATATTTACATTATTTACTTGATATGCTTTTTTATAATACGCACTTGCTTTATCTATTAGTATTCTTTCTTCAGCTTTAATAATAACATTAGAACTTTTAATAGCTTCTTTAAAAGCTAACTCTGGTGAAATTTCTTTTTCTGCAATATTAACAAATGCTTTATATACAGCAGTTTTAACATCTTCATTTCTAATTTTATAAAAGGTTTCTAATATGTCATCAGAACCTTTTGTATTTGCTAAAATTTTTTGTAATCTTATTAATCTTCCATCAGAACTTATTTCGGCTGGTGTTAATTTAATACCATATTTTTCTGAAGCCTTTAATAGTGAGTCACTAACTTTTGTGCTGTATTTTGCAAACAAATCACCTACTGAAAATCCTTTAACTCTTTTTGGTAATTTAGTAAGAACTTTTTTAATTGCACCATTAAGCATATTACCTCCTACCGTACCGCCTAATTCTACTGCACCAGCCGTACCAATATTAACGGCTCTTTCAGGAAATGATAATTCTTCACCTGTTGCTATTTTAGACAAACCTTGTCTTACACTTTCTCCTGCCATACCAGCACCACCAGCAATAAGCGGATTTCCACCACTCATTATTGCACCTGTTGTACCAGCAACAATTGGTATTGATGGTCCTACGGCTCTTGACATCCATTCATCTACATTAGCGGGATTACTTTTTACTGCACTAAAATCTGGTGTTGCCCAATATAATTTTTGATCTGTACCTAAATAATATATTCTTCCGTCCTTTTGACCAAATCTACCAACGGCTTCATTAATATCCATGTTAGGAAATTTACTTTTTGCGTATTCTTTTACTGAATAAAAACTATCATGAGGTAAAGAACCAAGAGCAATCCCAGAATTATCAATGTAATTATCTTCATGTATTGTTGGGTACATGTTACTAATTTTACCAGCTTGGGTGTCTGTGTTTAAATCAGTTTGAACATTAGTACCTAAAGCACTTTCATCCGCTTTCATTACTGGACCATCAGCAGGAATATTATTTACTACATCAGGTTGTTCTTTAAGTATTTCTTCTGCCCAGTTAATTTCATTACCCATCTGTCAAATCCTTTAGTGTAAATGCATTTTGTGTTGTGTCACCAAACATTAAAACTTTAAGTTGTTTTTTAACTTCATCGTTTATTTCTTTGTCAGTAAAGCCATTGTAGGCATCATCATTTAATAATTGTTCTTTTAATTCCTTACCAATGTCATTGACGTATTTATCTACACTACCTAAAGATAAAATTCTTTCTGGTGCTGGATTACCATTAGCATCCAGTGGAATTTCTATTCCTGAACGTAAGATTAAATTATATCGAATTGTAGATTTTCTAGCACTGTCTAAAATTCCATTTAATTTAGATTGATATTCTGTTGGTGAAAATTTACGAGGGTCAGCAAAACCTTTTAAAATTCTTTCTGCTTCTGCTTCACTCATTTGTGCACCAGTGATGCTTTTAATATATTGGTTTGTAGCTTCCCAAGATTTTTGTTCCCACTTAGAGTAATCTTCTATTAATTGTTTTTCTTCATCTGAAACTTCAAGACCTAACGCTTCTGTCCATTCACCACCAGCTTCTTTCCATTTTGCCCATTTAACAGCAAGTTTAGTATCTATTTGTGAAAACTCTGGTCTATATAATTTTTTTATTTCTTTAAATGTTTCATAGTTATAAGAACTATTAAGAATATTTTGCTCTATTGTACCTTTAGATTTCTTTTCCATGTTATCAGAACCAGAACCACCAATAGTAAATGTAGTATTTCCATTTTTATCTGTTGAAACACTAATTTTCTTTTCATTGCCGTTCATTACAGCCATGATATATTTTTGTTTTTCTTCTAAAGTTAATTTTCTACCCATTATATTTTCAAAATCACTAATATTTTTTGCGTAAGTCCCTTTAGAGTCTGGCACTAAATATTTATCTTTGTTTGCAGGGTCTAATATATCTTTTACTGAAACATATTCGTATGTACCTGAACCTGTACCATCATCGTTTGCAACTTCCATTTTTTTAACACTAGGTTTTGCGTTTAAATTCTTTTGTTTTTGCATATAAAGATCAGCAATAAATTTAGAACCTTCGACATGTCCTAATGATAAAGCAAATGCTTTTTCTTCTGCATTTAAAAAATCACTTTCAATTAAATTTTTAAAAGTTTCTTTTGCATTTATTGTATTTTGTAAAGCGGTTGTTGTTTGTAGTTGTTGTGTTGCTCTATCAATGGCGTTGTCATAAGTATTCATTCCTGATTTGACGCCAGCTTGCATAATCATTGCAGGATTAATATTTTCTGTTGCTGGACGAGGACCAGATAAAGCCACCATATTTAAACCAGCATCTAATAAACCTCTTCCTCTTGCTCTTTTAACTGCATCAATACCAAGTAAGTTTGCCGATGGATTATTTGTTAGATCAGGAAATAATAATTTTTCTAAAGCACCCATTTACGCTGAACCCAATCCGCCAAGTAAAGCACCACCCAATAAATATGGATTAGCTGAACCTGTTGCACCAATCATATCGTAAATACCAGCACCACTTGAAGCACCACCTAATAAACCCATAATAGGATTTTTTGTTAATGGTGTAATGGTACTTGATGATGTACCAAAAGGTGAACCGACACTAGCTTGATACTCTCTTAGTTTTTGATAAGGTTTGTTTTGTTCAAATTCAAATCGTTTTATTGCATCAGCTAACATTCTTTCTGATAATTCTTCTCTAGCACTACCTACTGTTTGTAGTTTAGCTATATCGCCATAATCCATTTCACCTAATTGTGGTGCTTTGCTAGCCATGGAGTCTTGTACTCCTCTTTCTCTAGCGTAATTATCGGCATAAACTTTATCAGCAAGATTACCTAGTTGTTCGGTCATTACGCCTGTATGTGCACCGCTACCGTATCTACCACCTTGGGCAAAATTTGAATTAACATTAGCTTTAATTTTACCTGACATACTATCAAATAAATTATTTAAAAAAGGATTACTTTGAGGTGATAAGTAAGCACCACCCATAACATTATTAGCGTAATTTTGTGATTGATTTAGTAATTGATTACCTTGTAAGGCTCTTGCTTTAGCTAATTGTAAAGCTGTTTCTGTTTCAGGTGCAAAAGGAACATAAGTATTACCAGAATAATAATTAGGAGTATTGGCGTTAAACAATTCTTCCGCCCTTTCAAATCCTTTAGTAATGTAAGGCTGTTGAACATCCCAAGGTTCAGTTATTTGTTGTGTTGTTTGTTGTCCTGCACTTTTACTCATATTTTAATTCCTTTGTCATAACAATGTGTTTTGCTTCATAATCCTTTAATTTTTTAATCCATCCTTTTCGTCCGACTAATTCGATACGTTTAACATCATTAGCAATGGCCCAAGTTTCTACTTGTCTAGTTAGATCATCTAACCATGCGTTTGCATTTTTACCACCAGCTAAAAACCAGCGACATACTTTAAATTGAGGATAATCAATTAGTTGTGTTAAAACGGCTGACTCTACTTTGTCTTTCCAGCTTATCCATAGTTGCATTTCTTTTTTAAGAACGGCATCTAATAAGTTTTTACCACTATAAGAATTATCATCATACTTCATCCCTTTAAGTAATAATGGTTCTACTTGTTCCCATATTGCAATAGCGTTCTGCGGAGGAACGTAAGATACTATTCTACCCGATGATGATGTACTTGTATGTTCTGTCTGTTTGTCCATTGTTCGCATGTGTTAAGGTTGCTGTTTGTTTGTCCTGCGATGAAACATATAAACTTGTTATTCCTGCCGAAGCGTTTGATGTCGTTGGCATAAAAGAAATAACACTGTTAATACCTAAACGTCTATCTGCTAAAACAGTTGTCGTAGCACTAGCGGTTAAGGTTATTAAACCTGTAGAGTTTAACTTTCCATCTAAGGAGTTGTTTAGAACAATGGCTATTTGTTTTCGATGTTCGTCTGCCATGGGATTAACAATAGGTGCTACGGGAAATTGGTTCGTCACTATCGTTTTCCTTCGGGTCTTGCATCGACATCAACACCCTGCATGTTTGTAAAGTTACCATCAACAATTACTCGTAATCGATGGTATCGTGAATTAGTTCGTAAAGGACAGTCACCAGAAGATTTTACTGTGACTGCCGTTCCTGTTGTTATAGCATCTGCTTGACTAGGCCTTGATAAAGGCGTTACAGTGATTGTTGTGTTTTCACCGTTAGCATCTACAATTGGTCTAGCATTAATTAATGTTGATCGTTTACCTTCAGCACCTTCAAATTCTGTTGTATCAACGGTAGCCGTCATAGATCCACCTAAAAATTTACCAAACTTATGATCTTCACTACATCCTGCTAAAGATAAAATACCTTCATCCCAAACAAAACTGTCTAAGCTGTATTGTAAATCATCAACAGATCCTAACACATCTAAACTTTCTAAAGTTGCAAATGCTTCTTGGGAAGCTGTAGCAATAAATTCTAATGCTAAACCAGAACATGTAGACCATGAGTCAGTTGCATAATTATAAACTAGCATTTTATTATTAACCGTTGATGCACTAGATGAATTAGCACCACGATAAGACCAGCATACAATAGAGTTATTACTATCTACGGCTGAACATATTCCTTCAAAATTTGAAGATAAATCCTTAAAAAAAAATTCATTTATTTTTCCCGAACCGATAGGTTTTAATTCTGTACCATTAGTTAATTTATAAAATCCGTCTTGTGCAAGAAAATAAATTTCATTTCCAAAAGATGCAATTGTTCGTGGTTGAAAACATCCTATATCAGCTACTTTATCAAATTGAAAAATTAAAGGTGTTCCTACAAATGAAGCACGATAAATTGCTCTATCTGTAAAGATAACACCAAAAGACTCACCGCCTACAATACCTTGAATGACACCACTATCAGGTAGATCTTGAAAATCTGACATAGTAGTTTGTGATGCGGTCCAAGTTGTTGGATCGTTTATCCCACTCCACCTCACCCTATTTGAATAATCTGTACCACTTTCTGTCATGTAACCAGCAAAAACAAATTCTCTTATTGTTGCAACATATTTAGCTTTTAATGATACTAAATCAGCAAAAGCTGAAGATGTTCCTTCTACAAATGATTGAATATTATCAGCACCGTTAGTCGCTACTATTCTTTTTCCAAATTGAGTAAAATCCCAAAAGTCACGACTTTTTTCAGTCGTTGAATTATTGTAACCACCACTTATGCTTTTATCAATAAATACCAAACTACTATTCATTTGATATAATTTTGTTGAGTCACCAGCGTAGTTGGTTGTTCCTGTGCCACTTAATTGCGTATGTAATCCTACACATGCACTTGTTAAAGCTGTTGATGTTAATTCTTTAAATGATGGAAAACTTTTATATCCTTTTGGTAAAGGAATAACATTGTCCACTTTCATGCTTCCTCTATTTTGAAAAGAAGGCATGTCAGACATTAACTGACCAAATTCTATCATGGATTAGATTTAGCTGTCATCTGTAATGGTCCTGAAGAATGTCGTCCTGCATCATCAGATGTATTAGCTACTGCTACTGCTTGTTTATATAATTCTGCCCATACACCAAGTCTTTCATCCTGCATCAAGAAAGGCGAACTTTCTAATAATACCGAATATAAATAAATATCGGGATAGTCTGCAAGAATACCGTTAGATGTATTACTATCACTTAATGCTGTTGGTTTAGAATAATACGCCCATTCAATTGAATAAGAACTATCAGGTGCAGGCCCAAAATATAATTTATCTTTTATTATTGTATAATAAATAGGTTCACCACTTGTATGACCACCATAATTTCTTTTTAATTCAAATGGTGACATATAACGTAAAATTACATTTGGTGTTGTATTTAAACAAACATATCTAAATTCTAAAAAATTAGTTGGAAGATCAATATAGTTTTGTCCGCCAGTTGCCGTTGCGGTTGCTACATTCTCCATTGTTCGTAATCGTAAATCTCTACTGTGTCTAGCTTCCGCTAAAGAAATAAAGTCTGGGATATGAGAAGTAAGATCATCACGATTGAGATAATTCGCTACTGCAATTTTTAAGTTTGCAAAAGTATCTAATGCCATTAAATTTCTCCGTGATGTGTTCTAAAATACATAAATTCGTTACTGTTTAATTTTTGTTTTATTTTTGGCCAATCGTTTTTATCAAAAAAATTAATTCCTTCTTTACGCCATTGGTCAATTACTATTCTAGGAATACAAGCAACATGTTTCATTATATCACCGCTTTGATCGATGTGGTTCATTTCTATTTTGTTCATATTTAAAATAGGTTCCACATCTTGCGTTTTATAAATAATAGACTTGTCCTCCGCTTCGTCATAATGAAAGAATTCCTGCACATCGGCTGGATTAAAGGCTTGGTTAAATTTAGTAAAATTTGGCATATTTCCTAGTTTTTTTAAGGTTAAAAATTATTTTTAATTATTTATTTGACATATAACATTGTTATAGGGTATAACATCGTTATGAATATACATGATACTTTTAACGAAGAAACTTTTGAAAAATGTTTTGTTCTTTTAAATAATTTTGACAGTTACAAAATTGTTGATGGTAACATTTGTTTTTTTAAAAATGAACCTTGTGATATTTGCAAAGCAGGTACAGAAGGTGCAAATCCAATTAACTTTATT